CACTAGGTTCGCTTCCGCCAACCTCAATAGTACCGCCAATACTTTTATTTAACAACACAGCCGCATCACGCAACGTAATCCGAATCAGCTCCAACGATGGTGCAGAAGCAATGAGCGACATCGCACTAAACAAATGAACAAAATCTGCGAACGGCCACGTTGGATCACCAATATAAACACGCACCTCTGAACCATCAATAGCAAGATCTAGCAGATAATCGTGTGCGCCCTCATGGCTTAAAATTTCTAACGTGCCAACAGAAACCGAATACTTACCACGCAACGTCGAACGATCCAAAGATCGCGCATATGTCGGAACCGTTTGAATACATTCATCATAAGCGATCATGCCTACTTCATCAACATACGGCCCATCCGAAAAATACTTTGTGCCAATCGTGGGAACAGCAGATCCTCCAACACCAACTTGATACATGTAATCAAGTTGAACCAATATGACAGCTGGTCCAGTAGCTTTGCGCAACCAAGTGCTAATTTCAGCGTCAGTCATGGCAAAACCTTATCAACTTCACCGACAATAGGCACATACACCTTCCGACCTTTGCGTCCCTCCCAATACGCCACCAGAGGATCAATTTGCGACACAGTTAAGATTGTTCGACAATCAATGAATCCCATTGGAACTTTCATCGGTTCCATCAATCTGATACGATCACCGATTTGTAGCTCATTCATTTCAATGCCGATGCCGATTCTTCGGCCGTTGCTTGACGCTGTGCATCAATAAGTTTTTGGGCAAGACGCTGCGCATCGGCGCTGTTCGCATTCGCTAGTGCCACGATCAACTCCTGCAACAGCTTCGACTGTTCTTGCGTAGCTGTGGTGTTCTCTTTAATATCATCAGAAGAGGCTAATGTAGATCCAATTGGCAACGCTGCGGCAATCGCCGCATTCGTATCGATTGGCTGACCGTTCGGTTGCACTCCGGCAATGTCGCCAAGCAATCCAGTGTAATGCAGGAAGTCGGTCCTGAATGTTTCGTTGGACTTGTTGAAATCTCGATCCAAAGCAAGGAACGTGTCGAGATATTGGGTCACATCGCCCAGCGCTTTGACATTCCCAGACTGCGCCAACGCAATCTCGGCATCCAGAGCCGTCCTTGCCGTATCAAGTTTTTCCTTCGGCGACAAGGGAGAAATCTCCGAGACAAATAACTTTTTCAGATACTCAGCAATGTCAATCTTGAGTTTGCCTATCTGATCAGCACCGTCCGAGATTCCCTTAATGATTTTCTGGAACTCTTCGTTGAATATGTCGCCAAGAATCGCTAGTGCGCCAGTATGGCCTGCAAACGCCTCCTGCTGCTCAGCATACCAGTTCTCCAACTCCACCAACTGGTTCGCAGCCTCCTTGCCATACTGCGCGGTATAAATGGTAAAGTGCGCCAACTGTGTAGCGAGACCAGCATTGTATGTTGTTAGTTTAGCGATATCCGCCTGGATAGACTTAGCCAGCGCGCTAGTCGGATCCAGACCAGCCAACTGCGTAGACAGAGCGTTAATCTTATCCTGAGACAACGAAAGCTCAATTCCGGCCTGCTGCCCAGCATTCCCACGGCTTGCATTAGCAAGCTCTTGGATTTTCTTTATAAAATCATCAATCGACACCACAGCATCAGACGTACCATTAACGATTGCGTCCCATTTCTGATCAAATATAACCTTGAGCGCATCGAGTCCAGCACCGCCACTCGCCTGTAGCGCAGCAATCTGTGCATCAATCCTTGCAACAAGATCAATACGCCCATACGTCGCATAAGCATCACGAAGCTTCTGGAGACTCGCTATCTGCGAATCTATTGCTGCTCCACCGAATATTTTGCGCTGCTCAGAGTACCATTTTTCAAGCCCAACCAACTGCTCAGCCGTTGCCGCACCATATTGCGCTGACAACACAGTGAATCGTTCCAATTGGCCGGTTAAGCTATTCGCTGCCGCTTTCAACTGGCCAATGTAAGCAGTAAATGCTGTCGTTGATGTAAAGTCAGCGCGATTAGTATTCGCAATTGCATCTTGTATCAACCCAATCTGTAGCGACAGCTTATCACCAAAATCGCCAGTCGACTCGTCAGCAAGATTGGCAATGTTACTAAGTATTGCATCAGCAGCAGAATGCGATTGTTGAATAATTGTACCTACAGACTGCGTAATCTGTTTCGTAACTTCTTCAACAGCATCACCAAGCCCTCCGACACTATCAATCAAATCACCGATGATTGGAATGGTCTCCAGCATCGCTCGCGCTTCTGCACTATCCGCGCCATACTTGTCGATAACGGCGTCATGCCATCTCCTAACCCCTTCCACCGTTGTTGGGATGGTGGTCATCCCCATTTCTTTCAGCACGTCATTGAGCAACGTCCCAGGCTTGGTCAGGTTATAAAGGGCAGTCGAGTCGCTGGTCTGACGCTGTAGCGTCTGCTCTGCTGGTGTCAAAAAGTGTTCTGTGTAATAGTCCGCGCCAGCCTCTGCCAATTTCCTAGTGGCCTCGGTTTGCCGCTCTAGCGCTGCGGTCGCCTGGTCAGCCGTGCCATATATCGCCACAAAAGCCCCGCTAACCCCCATGACCGAAGCATAAGCAGAGCGCCCCGCCTCCGTAGTAAGGTCAAAACTCGCCAGCAAATCAAGGAACTGCTGATGGGTCTCTGGCACCGCCAGCCCAAGCGAACTAAACGTATCATTGAGCTGCTTTGTCGACAACGTGGTGCGCTCTGCTGTCGTCATAAAGTTTGCAGCCAAGAACTGCTGACTCGCTAGGAAATTCGCCATCCCGCCAAACGCATTAACCAAATCATTAATCTGGGCGGCATCCATAGCCGCAAACTTATCAGACAATGCTGGAATGGTATCGACCGCAATTTTCAGCGCATTTGCGATACCGATAATGTTGTCGATATCAGCCTTAGATGCCGAACCAACATCAATGTCTTTGAACAGGTTGCCAAGATAGTCTGGAAGATCAGACGCCTGCAAGGCCGCGAGCAATGCACGTTGCGCTTCTAGCTGCAACGCCGCGTCCAACGACTCCTGATCGCGTCCAGCAGAAACATCACGTGCACTATAGACAGTTTTCCCACCGACCACAGCTGAGGCTGAAACTCGATTGGGTGCTGTGCCCTTTGGATCAACATCAAAACCCAACGAAAATTGCGCCTGTCCAGCCTTTAAGCCAAGCGCCATCGCCGTGCTAAGATAGCTCTGCGCCATCGCCGTGACCGTAGGCTGCAACTGCTTATCGAGATCCGCAGGGGTATAAAAACGTTCAGTAGGTTCACCAGCCGTCGTACGCCCAGCAGCAATGTCAACGCCCTGCGTAGCGAAAGCACCGGTCTTCGGTCCACCACCAGACTTAAACAAAGAGCCTATCGCAGAACCCAGTGCGGCCCCAATGATAGTGCCAATGCCCGGCAATATCATCGAACCAACAACCGCACCAATAGTACCGCCCACCTGCATACCAGTTTGGTTGCGCTCGTTGCCAAACATCGCATGAGCAGCAGTGCCAATGCCGAAACCCATTCCAGCAACGCCAGCAATCTGGGCGAAGGACGACCCCATACCTTCGAAGGCTATCTGGGCGGAATCGAAGACCCCTTTACCATCCTCAACCAATGAGGTGAAAGTGGAGAAAGAAGTGCTGACGTTCTGGAGAGCCGTTGCAGTATTAGGGAGATTCGCGGTAAAGCCAGTGGTTGGATCAAAGAAATTGCTGATGATGCCACTAATGCCTCCTCCAGCGCCGCCGCCAGCGCCACCTTTGCCGCCACCACCACTAAACAAACCAATCAGCGCATCAATTGGTCCAGCCTGATTCGCCATTGCACTTGTAGCGCCGCCCAGCCCAATCGAACCTGCTATAGAAACAACAATTTTCTGCGCTATGATCTTAGCGAAGGCTTGAAGTGCCCAGGACTTAAAGTCCTCCCACAGATTCTTGAATGCGGATTTCCCGTGCTGAACAAAGTCTTCAATAAACTTAGCTCCACGATCAGCAATGGAACTGAACATATCGGTCCAAGCTTTTGTCTGGCTTTCTATTGCATCGGTGCGTGCAGTCAAGCCTCGCAACTCTTTCAGCTTAGCAATGCGCGCTTCCGCTGCCTTAACTTCCAGTTCAGCGCCTTCCATAACACGTACAGATGCGAGGAAGGTTTCCTCTTGTGCAATGCGCAGGCCAACATATTCTTCCCGTGTCAGACCAATCGCATTAGCCCGATCCTTCTCGGTTACAATTTCCTCATCAATTTTCTGGATACCAGTAGCCAACGCTTGCGCTTCCTTCTGTAGGTCCGCAAGATAGAGTTTCTCGAGCTCAATAGATTCACGCTTTGCATCATTGGCTTTGGCGTTAGCAATAAGATAGTCGCGTAATGCCTTTGCTGCTTCTGGCGACTTCTTGGCCAGCTCAGCAAAACCAGCAGCCATTTTACCCTGCGTAAGTTCAAATTCCACTTGCGCAGCACCGGTCGATTTTACTTCAATACCATAATCACGCAATGAGGCCAACTGTGCATCTAACGCTGCTCCCTCCTTGCCTTGGGTGTCAAGCAGACTCTCAACAGATTTATTGAATTCCTTTTCTTCCTTCTTTGTTTTCTCTAGTGCAGCCTCTTGCAACTGCAATTCTTTATTGCTGTCTCGCATTGCTTCCGCTTTTGCCTTTTCACCTGCGGTAAAGGTTTTCCATACAGCACTATTTGAAATGGTTGCAAAATATTTTTCTGCTTGTGTTATGTTTTCATCTAGAGAGAGATCAGCAATCTTCGCCCTAGCTACAGCAGCTTGTTGTGCAAAGTTTTGTTCTACCTTTTGAAATTCAGTCAACTTAGCTGCGCGCCGCGCATCAGCTTCATCAGCCTCAGCAATCTTTTTAACTACATCATCCATTGCAGCTTGTCTGGTCTTTAATGCAATGGTCATCCTATTTTCAGCTTCTACACGAGCAGTAGAGCCAACAGGTTCTTTATCAATTTGCTTTTGTATAGCATTTATGTCTGTATATAATTTTTGCGCATTCTCACCAAATTCACGAGTAAGTTTTGCTTGTTTAGTTTCAAACGCCTCAGAAATCTTCAACACATCATCTATTGCCTTTTTAGCTGCGGCATCAACACCAACAACTGTACCACCAGCAGCTTCAACGCCACCAATCTTACCACTCACCAGACGCCGTTTCTTATCCGCCTCCTCAGCTTGGCGCATCTGGTCAACAAATACTTGCGCAGTAGTTCCTGTACCAGTAGCCACACCAAGAAAGCCAAGAATAGCAGAAGGTTTTAAGTCCCGAATGTCCTTAAGCATTTGGGCAAGATTGCCAAGGGCTTTAACAATTTTATCAGTGACACCAAGTGCTTTGTTAATAGCATCTACAGTAATAAACAATTCATTCTTAAAACCAGTCCAAGCATCTTCCGATGTTTTAGGTATTAAATTCAATTTTGCTATTATTTCATCAAACTTCGGAAGAAGAATAGCACCAACAGTGGCAGCGGTAAGCTGTCCTTCCGACCCCATCTTCTTCAATTCACCAACAGTTTTCCCAAGTGCTCTTGCAAGCAATTGGGCCATTTCTTGATTATTTTCCATCATGGACCGCAACTCATCACCTTGAAATACTGCGGACCCAAATGCCTGACTAAATTGCCTAGAGGCCGCTTGTGCCTCCTGTGCTGTTGCACCAAATATCTTAGCCGTGCCTTGCACAATAATGTTTAGCTTACGAGCTTCCTCTGCCGTGCCGCCAAGTTGCAAAACAGAAGTTGCTAACCTATTAAATCCACCAACAGAATCTTCAATCGGAACACGCAATAATTTTGCATCATTGGAAAGATCAACAAATACCCTAGAAGCCTCTTCAGCAGAGCCAAGAATAACTCTAAGCCGCCCTTGCAGAACTGTTGCAGAATCTGCTGCGTGTATAAAATCTGTCGACAATTGCTTAAGCACGCCAAGGGTCGCCAGCCCAAGAATTGCTGTTGTAACAGAACCAACTGCACTGGACAAAATGCCAGAGGCAGGAGCAACCCCTTCCATTTCCTGCCGCAATGCAGCAATCTTTACCTTTGCTGCATCCGAAGCTCGAGCCAATTCTTGTACGCTTACATTGCCCTTAAGGCTATTAAGAGCGCGATTGATTAAACCAATCTCAGCTGCAATATCAGCACCCGAACGCACGCCAAGAACTTGGCGACCTAGATCCAACTTTAGGCTAGACCCAGAACTAAGGGTTGCCAACTGCTGCGATAATGTGGCAATCGTTGCACGAGCAGTTTGTGCAGCGTCCTGTTGCGCCTTTAATGATTGATTTACTCTAGTAATTTGGTTTGCCGCTTCTTGCTCTGCTTGACTAAGGCGAGTAAGTGTTGGCGCAACACCCTCCAACTCCACCTTAAGTGCAGCAACCTTTATCCTTGCGGCCTCCGTAGCGCGAGTCAGCTCAAATCCACTGGCTCCAGTTTGCCGTAGGGTTTCAAGCGCCTGCTGAATTAGCTTTATCTCGTTGGCAATATCTGCGCCAGAACGAACCCCAAGAATGGAACGAGCGAGATCTGCCTTATTGCCACCACCAGAAACCAACTGTTGCGATAGCTGTTGCATCGCAACACGTGCTTGTATGACAGCTTCTTGCTGACGCTTAATTTCTTCCGTTGCAGCAGAAATGCGGGTAGAAGTCTCAATCTGAGCGGCACTTAACTGAGTGTAGGCAGCGGGTAAGCTGCCCAACTCTACCCTAAGAGCCGCGATCTTGGTACGCGCCGCCTCAGACGCCCTAGCGAGTTCTAGAGGACTTGTAGAAGCGCTGGCCTGCAAGGCCGCGAGCGCCTGCTGTATTAGCTTAATGTCATTAACAATATCTTGGCTAGAACGCACGCCAAGAATCATTCGACCAATACCTTCCTTGCTAGCACCGGATGCTGCAGCCAATTGCTGAGCTAATTGCTCAATAGAAACACGTGTCTGTATTATGGCTTCTTGTTGGCGCTTAAAATCTTCATTTGCTTTTGAGATTCGAGCAGACGTTTCTATTTGGGCAGCGCTCAGCTGGCTATAGGCGGCGGGCAAGCTACCCAATTCTGTACGAAGACCAGCTATCTTTACTCTTGCTGCCTCCGAGGCACGCGCCAACTCCAGCGGGCTAGTTGTTGCGCTAGACTTAAGTGCGTCAAGTGCTTGCTGAATCAGCTTAATGTCACCAATAATATCTTGGCTAGAACGCACGCCAAGAATCATTCGGCCAATGCCTTCTTTGCTGCCTGCCCCCGCTGTAGACAATTGCTTGGTGAATAAATCAACAGCAACACGAGCTTGTGTTACAGCCTCTTGCTGCCGCTTAAACTCTTCATTGGCCTTAGACATGCGAACAGAAGCATCGATCTGCGCTGCACTAAGCGCAGTAAATGCTGCTGGCAGCGACCCCAATTCCTGCTTAAGTGCGGTAATTTTTCCACGAGCAACTTCTGTGGCTCTTGCTATTTCCAAAGGACCAACAGAGGCATTGGACTTAAGCGTCAACAACGCCTGCTCGATTAACTTAATGTCACCAACAATGTCTTGAGTTGAACGAGAACCGAGGATGGCTCGACTAATGTCAGCCTTGCCACCAAAATTGGAGAGTTGCTGGGATAATTGCGTCACAGTCACGCGCGCAATTTGCATTGACTCTAGCTGTTTCTTAAATGCTTCGTTTACCGTATAGATGCGCCGCGCAGCCTCAATCTGCGCGCGACCCAATTCTGTTGTACTGGTGGTGGCATCGAGCGCCTTACCACTAAATCGCTCGAAAACCTTT